CAAGTTGAAAGACTTGAAAAAATGAATAGAGGAATTGAAAAGACCGAAGAGTCTTTAAAAGAACAAAAAAAACAGAAAGACCATGTATCCATGGAAGTTATTCCAACTCTAATGAGTGAGATGGGACTAGCAGAACTTAAATTAGTAGATGGATCTGTGGTAACTGTTAAACCGAATTATAGCGCAAGCATCACTGTTGCAAACAGAGAAGCTGCGTTTAACTGGCTTCGTAACAATGGACTAGGAGATATTATTAAAAACGAGATCTCAGTATCTTTTGGTCGTAACGAGGATAACAAGGCGGCAGATTATGCTACCCTTGCACAGGAGCGTGGGTTTCAACCGACACAGAAGTTGAAGGTTGAACCCATGACCCTAAAAGCGTTAGTCCGTGAACGTATAGAGGCAGGTAAAGAAATGCCAACGGAAATTTTCAACGTATTCGTTGGAAATCAAACAACAATAAAAAGGAAACAATAACCATGAACAACGTAGTAAAAAAAGAAGAAGCAGGCGCATTAGCAGTCAACATGTTTGAAGCTGATGCAAATCAAGGCGCAGAAAATATGTCTCAAGATGATTTGGCATTACCTTTTCTAAAAGTGTTAGGACAACTATCACCGGAAATAAATAAGGTGCATGCAAAATATATCAAAGATGCTGAGCCAGGGATGATATTAAATACAGTTAGCGGTAAATGTTATGATGGCGCTAAAGGTGTTGAAGTACTTCCAGTTCATTACAAGAGACAATTAGTTGAATGGCAAGATAGAGGTGCCAGTGCTGGTGCTCCAGTTGCAATTCACGGTGCTGAAAGTGACATCATGAGTAAAACTACTCGTGACAAATCATACAAAGATAGATTACCAAATGGTAATTATATCGAAAACACGGCTAATCATTTTGTAATTTTGTTAGGAGATACTCCAACAACTGCATTGATTTCTATGAGAGCTACTCAATTAAAAGTTAGTAGAAAATGGAACTCAATGATGATGGGTATCAAACTACAAGGTAAAAATGGTTTATTTACACCACCAACATTTAGCCACATTTACAAACTAAAGACTGTTCAGATGTCAAATGACAAAGGAACATGGTTTGGTTGGGATGTGTCACAAGTTGGTCCTGTACAGGATAAAGGTGTGTATGAGATAGCTAAAAATTTCGCAGAGAGAGTTGGCAGTGGTGAGATTGAAGCTAAACCAGAAAATCAAGAAACATTAAAAACTGATTCTATAGTTTTATAGGTTCCTAGGACATAGGCGGTGAAGGGAGACTGGAGCCGCCTATATATATAAATTATGGTAGAGAATTTTATAAAGATATTTGAAGGCTATAACTGGGCTAGAGGAACGTTTACTAAAGATAAATCTAAACTTCCAGGAAAAGCTGAGGGTAAGTCTACAGTTTATAGAGAAGAGGTAACTAAACCTATATGGGAAAACCATTTAAACGGTATAGGACCTAGTCTCGGTATTATGCCTGTTAATGAAAACAGTGAGGCTCAATGGGGTTGCATTGACGTAGACGATTTTAATTTAGATTACGAAGGAATTTTACAAAACATAAGAAAATTAAATTTACCATTAATAATGGTAAGATCTAAAAGTGGATGTGCACATATCTTTTTATTTATTAATCGTTTTATTCCTGCAGAAGAAATTAGGTTTGTAATGATTAAATTTGCAGCGCAATTAGGAATTGCGGATAAACTTGATAGAATTTATCCAATGCAAACAGAATTTTTAAAAGGGGGAACTGGTAGTTGGTTAAACATGCCTTACTTTAATTTAGAGGAAGGTGGAAGATATGCTTATAAAGATGACATGGAGTCTGCAAGTATAGAGGAATTTTTTGAAATGTATGAAAAATATGTTCAAGAAGACTTGGATAAATATTTACAGGCAGAGCCTGAAAAAAAAGTAAAATCTAAAGAAAAGAAAATAAATAAACCATGTGAACTACCTTGTATTACAAACTGTAAATCAGCTAATAATGGTAAAATACCTAAAGGTTCTAGAAATGAAATACTGTTTCACCAAGGTGTTTATTATAGCAAGGCACATGAGGATATTTCAAAAGCAGAAGGAATTATAAAAACTCCGGAGACTTTACTGAGAGAGTTTAATTCTAATTCTATGGTTGAGCCTTTAGATGAAAAAGAAATACTTGTCGTAAGTCAGTCATTATTAAAAAATGAATATAAATATAAATGTAAAGTCCCGCAAATTAAAAAGTATTGTGATGTATCAAAATGCAAAACAAATCCTGCTGGTATAACTCCAGAGGAAGCTAAGGAATTAATCACAGCACACGACATATTAGGATCTATACATGAGTATGGAAGTGTACCTCCTAAATTTTTTATGTACGTTCAAGTTAAAAAAACATCTGAAACATTAAAATCTGTAAGAGTAGAATTTACAGGAAGTGAATTAAAAAACAAAATGTTGTTCATGAAAAAATTACATGACTGGGGACATTTTCCTCCAAAAGTTTTAGATCAAATGAAACCTAATGACTTTGCAGATTTCATTGACGGTTTATTAGAAAGAAGAGGTTTTGAAATTGCATCTGAAGAAGCAAATATTGATTTTGATTTTAAAGTTTTAATGAGAGATTTTTTAGAGAAAACTACAGTGAGTATAGATAAAGCAGATATGTTAGATGGTGCTTGTTTTTACGATATGAAGAAAAAATTAATGCATTTTAAATTAAATAAACTTCAACAATATTTACAAGCAAACAGACAACCTATGCACAGCAGAGAGTTAACTTTTAAAATAACTAAAATTTTAAATGGTAGGAAAAACAATGGTAAAGTTAAAGATAAATTAGGCCAAGAAAGATCTTGTCCGACTTGGGAGTACCCAGAAGATAGAGACAATTTTATAATTACTTTTAATGGTAACGAAGCACCACACGAAATTGAAAATGCAGAAAATTAGAATCGCTGGTCCTCCAGGAACAGGTAAAACTACTTACTTAGTTAAAAAATATTATGAAGCGTTGAGCACTTATCAACCTGCAGATATTATAGTTATCTCTCATACAAACACAGCTGCTGATCATATTAGGGGAAAAATATTAGAGATTAAAAGTATGAATAATTATTTAAAAGAGACTGGAATAAATGTTTTAGATATTGTTCAAGCAAATAAAAAAACACTGGAAAGAAACGTTTCTACTATTCATAAATATTGTAAAGATCAATTACTTGGTGCAACAGTTTTTGAGATAAATGATTACGATGTTTTAAAACAAAAGTATCCAATATTTAATGAGTGGACTAAAAATATAAAGTTTAATTACACAACAAGATTATTTAAATCACATCCTTTTTTTAAATTTGTTTCGTTTGCAAGAGACAATGGTAAAGAATTAACTAAGTATTACAGAGAACTTTCTTACGAAGATAGAGAACTTTATAAGTATAGTATCACAGAATTAAATGAGATGAATAATCTTTACACTGAATACAAAACTAATTCACTAATTAATGGAGGGAGATCAAGCATATTAGATTTCCAAGACATGGTGGAAAAGTTTTGTGAGTTACGTAAAGACCCTATTATAAAAGTTCTAATAATAGATGAAGCACAAGACTCAAGTTGTATACAAAGAAGAGCAGAAGAAAAAATGTCTAGAAACTCTGAATTATTTTACAAAGCAGGAGACCCTGATCAAACAATATTTGAGTTTGCGGGTGCTGACCCACATGCTTTTCATTTAGAATTTGCACATCCTGAAGTAGAATTAAAAATAGGATACAGGTGTCCAAGGTTAATCAATGAATGGTGCAGAGAAATAATTAAACCTATATGGTTAAAATATGAGTACACTAGAACTTGGAGTCCAATGAGAGAGTTGGATAAAGACGGTAAACCTACAGGACCAATTGTAGAAGGAGAAATATTTAATTTAATGAGTTTAACTCAAGATCCAAATTTACATGAATTATCTAACAGGTTACTCAACACCAAAGAAACTTTTATTTTTACTTATCGTGGAGGAGAACCAGAAAATTTAATTGATTTTTTAATTAAGAATAATATGCCTATGGGGTTTTTATCTGACAAAATAAAATGTTTTAGTTATCCCAAAAAAGAAATTGAAGTACAAAGAATGTATCTTAATTTTTGTTTTGGAAAAGAAGAATTGCCATTGAGTAAAATTAAAAAGATAATTAAAAGTATGGATCCTGGATACTACCAACCAGGATTTAAAATAGAACATTTAGAAGAGTTAGAAAAGAAAAAATACACTCTTGATTATTTTATTGACAGTGGATTTTTATCTCCAGTTATTAAAAAAACATCTGATTTTCAAAATATTACAGCACAATCTGATTTAAAAATTAAAAACTATGTACGTAATATTGTTAATAATAACAGAGACTTACAAGATATTAGAGTTTTTGTTGCAAATATACATACTATTAAAGGGATGGAATTTGACAATGTAGTTTTAGATTTAAAAATAAATAGGGAGGAAAGAACAATGGATGATAAAAGAAGAATAAAGTTTGTTGCGGGCTCACGTGCCAAAAAAACTTTATGGACTATTAAATCGAAAGGACAGTTATCACTATGAAAACTTACGACAAACAAATAGGAGGATCTCATTACAAAGATATGGTGATCCAACCAGCAGATTTTATAAACAAAAACAAATTACTTTTTGCAGAAGGTAATGCAATTAAATATATCTGTAGACATAAGGCTAAAGGTAAGTTACAAGACATAGAGAAAGCTATTCACTATTTAGAAATGATAATAGAAAGGGACTACAAATAATGTGTACACCTCCAGATTTATCGGAATTAGATAATTTACAA